GGCTTGCGGCCTTCGTGAACTGAAGTTCGCGGAGAGCGGCGATACTATGTCGTTCACCGGCTATGGCGCGGTGTTCAATAACGTTGACAGCTACGGCGATATGATTGCGCCGGGGGCGTTCGCGCAGACCCTTTCGGCGCACAAGTCGGCAGGCACTATGCCCATGATGCTTTTGGAGCACGGCGGTGATCTGCCGGTGGGCGTGTGGAAGTCGATGGCTGAAGACGGCACGGGCCTGATTGTGTCGGGCGAGTTGCTGCCGACCACGAAGGGCAAGGATGCTTACATCGCGCTGAAGGCTGGTGCGGTCAACGGGCTTTCGATTGGCTTCCGCCCTACTGAGTTCCAGATGCGCGCCAAGCCGGAAGATCCTCGCCGCCTGCTGAAGTCGGTGGAATTGGTCGAAGTCTCAATTGTCGGGTTGCCTGCAAACGGAAAGGCCCGTGTTGCCGATGTGAAGTCGGGCGACGAGTTGAAGGCGGAAATCTCCAAACTGTCCGATTTGGGCAACGTGCTGCGTGAGGCAGCGGGTTGGTCAAGGTCGCAGACGGAAGCTGTGTTGAGCAACTTCCAAGCAAAAGCCGATCAGGGTGAGCCTGATGTGGCGGAAATCGTGGCGGCTCTCCGCCATAATCTCTCCATCCTAAAAGGATAATCATCATGGATATCACAGAAGTAAAGGGCCTTATTGAGGCTCAGGGCCGCGCTTGGGAAGAGTTCAAGGCGTCCAATGACGAACGACTGAAGGTCGAAGCCAAGGGCGCTGCTGATGCGCTGTTCGAGGAAAAGGCGGCGAAGATCAACGCCAGCCTCGACGACCTGAGCGACAAGCTCAAGGCTGTGGAATCCAAGGCTGCGCGTCCGGTTGTCGGTGCTGACGGCATGGATCAGGACGAGGTGGAGCACCGCAACGCCTATCGTGGCTGGATGCGCAAGGGCGAAGAGAACGGCCTTGCCGAACTTGAAGCCAAGGCGTTCCGCACCACGGTTCCCGCTGACGGCGGTTTTGCTGTGCCGAAGGTGATCGATCAGGCCATCATCAAGCGACTGGTTGACATTTCGCCGGTTCGTTCGGTGGCTCAAGTCATCCAGGTCGGCACCAGCGACTATAACAAGCTGGCTGATGTTGGCGGGACGGGTTCGGGCTGGGTTGGTGAAGTGGCAGCGCGCCCTGAAACCAACACTCCGCTGCTTGCCAACGTCAAGCCGACGATGGGCGAACTGTATTGCAACCCGATGGCCACTCAGGTCATGCTGGACGATGTGCAGTTTGATGCCGAGGCGTGGCTTGCCGCGTCGATTGCTGAAGAGTTTGCCCGTGCTGAAGGTGCGGCGTTCATCAGCGGAAACGGCACTAACCAGCCCACCGGCTTCCTTGCTGGCACGCCGGTTGTCACGGCTGACGCTTCGCGGGCTTGGGGTGTCCTCCAGTTCCGCGCTTCGGGTCAGGCTGCTGCGATGCCGACCAGCGTCGATGTCCTGATCAATATGGTTCACGACCTGAAGGCTGGGTATCGTCAAGGTTCGGTTTGGATGGCCAGCAAATCCACCCTCGCCGCGCTGCGCACCTACAAGGATACTACCAACCAGTATCTTTGGCAGAACTCTGTGCAGGCTGGTATGCCTAACCAGTTCCTCGGGTTCCCCGTTGTCGAGGCTGAAGATATGCCTGCTGTTGGCGCTAACGCGTTCCCGCTGGCATTCGGCAACTTCAACGCGGGCTATCTGATCGTGGATCGCATGGGCACTCGCACCCTGCGCGACCCCTACACCAACAAGCCCTTCGTTGGTTTCTACACCACGAAGCGCGTTGGCGGGATTGTGCAGAACAGCGAAGCCATCAAGCTGCTGCGCATCCAGGTGTAATGATTATCGGGCGGGGGCCATGTGTCCCCGCCCTTTTTCTTGAGGTGCGCCCATGAAGTTTACGCAAGAGTTTTTTGGCGTGATCGAAGGCAAGATTTACCCGCGCGTTTTTGCGCCGGGAGAGGATTGCCCGCCTGAATTGCTGGAAGCGGCAAAGTCGGTTGGCGCGATTCAATCCCCTGCCAAGCCCGCGTCCAAGGCAAAGGCGGCAAAGTGACCCCCTACCTCATCACCGCGCCGACCGTGCAGCCTGTTACGCTGGACGAGATGAAGTCGCATCTGCGCGTTCTGAGCACCGATGAGGATGCCGACATTGAAACCCGTCTAGCGGGCGCTGTAGCGCATCTGGACGGCTGGGGCGGCGTTCTGGGCCGGTGCATCATGTCTCAGACATGGGCGATTGATGTGACGGGGCCGGGGCCGCACTTGCTGCCGTTTCCTGAAGCGTCGAGCGTGACTGCGACGGGGCTGGCTGGCGCGCTTGACGTTGTGGTTACACGCGGCGCTGCGGGGCCAACCGTAACGATTGCGGACGCCGAGGCGGTTGAGCCGCTGGCGATCCAGTTTGTGAGCGCATTGCCCTCGCCGCGCCTTCCTGCGGCGCAATCGCTGATTAAGCTGATGGTGCAGCGCGAGTTCGACCTGATGTCCGGGCCGGAAGCGATGGCTATGGACAGTGCAATCTCGGCGCTAATGAATGGTCTGCGCTGGAGGCGGGTGTGAACCTTGATAGCCGCATCCAGTTTCAGAAAAAGGTTCTGGTGCCTGACGGATTGGGGCACGCCGAGGCATGGGAAAACAGCGGCGCGCCGCAGCCTGCCAGCAAGCGCGACATCAGCGATGGCGAGCGCTGGCGCGCAGGTGAAGTCCAGGCGCATGTCACGACCCGCTTTGTAATCAGGTCGAGCACCTTTGCTCGGACAGTCAATCCCGGTTGGCGGCTAATGTGCGATGGCCGCATGTATGATATTTTCGGCATCAAGGAGCTTGGGCGCAACCGCTGGATCGAGATTACGGCAGCGGCGCGGAACGATGGCTAAGTTTCAGATCGAGGGCCTCAAGGATTTAGAGGCGGCTTTCAAGGAATTGGAAAACGTCAACCAGCGCAAGGCCTCGGCCCGGCGCGCGATGAAGAAGGCTGCGCAGCCGATCGCCGATGATGCGGCGAGGCTGGCCCCGCGCGAGTTCGGGACGCTGAGCGAAAGCATCAAGGTCGGCACGGTGTTGTCAAAGCGACAGCGGGCCCTGCACCGCAAGATGTTTCGGGACGACCGCGCGGCTGTTGAAATGTTCGTCGGCGCCGGGCCCTTGTCGAGCGCGCATAACCAAGAGTTCGGGAACGAGCATAACCCGCCGCAGCCTTTCATGCGGCCGGCGCTGGATAGCAACGCGCAGCGCTACCTAGAGACGATCGGCAAGGAACTATGGGCGGACATCGATAAGACGGCCAAGCGCGCGGCGAACAAGGCAACGCGGTTGGCATCGCGCGGCGCGGCGCTGGATAGCAACGCTGATCTGCTGCGGTCGGGGCTCGGGGGTGAGTGATGGAAGAGGAACTGCAAATCCTCCTCACTGGCGGACTGTCTGTGCCTGATGCGCAAATCGGGTGGTTTACCGCGCCGCAAGGCGTTGCCCGCCCGCACGTTGTCATGAACGTCATCACCGCCGCTGAAGGCTTGGTGATGAACGGCCCGAACGGCCTCGAAGAAGGCATCGTGCAGATCGACGTTTATTCGCTGAACCGCGCCGAGGTCAAAACCGTGGCCCGCGCGATCCGCGATCTTTTGCATGGATACCGTGGCGGCGGGTTTCGAATGATCCGCCACGACCGGATGCGCGACACGCGCGAGGGCGGCAGCAATGAAGCCGAGCGGCCCTACCGCGTGAGCATGGATTTCACCTTTGGATGGAGTGCTGAATAATGCCCCAAGCTGCGAGTCAGGCCGATCTGGCCTATGATTGGGAACTGTGGATCGGGCGCGGGACTTCTCCTGTCGTCTGGACGCAGATCTATGGCTTCGAGGCCCTGCCGTTCCCCGATCAGGTTCCCGAAGACATTGATGTCACCCACCTGAACTCGCCGGGGCGCACTCGCGAAACCATTCCCGGCATTATCCCGGTTGTGGACTGGTCGCAGGACAAGCAGCTCTGGAATGATGCAGGTGACACGCTGCTTGAGACCTTGGCTGCGCTGACAGCGGCAGGCAGCCGTGAGATCGTGCAGTTCGAGTTCAATCTTGACCCTGCTGGCCTCGGCCTGCGTCGTACCTATCGCGGCTATGTGAACAGCTTCAATCCGACCGCATCGGTTGGCGAGAAGGGCATGG